CGCAATGTGCGGCTGGCCTGCCAGCGGTTCCTAAACCAGCTTGAAGATAAGGCGTGGGCGTGGGAATTCCACACCCGTTACGTCGAGCATTTTCTAGAGTTTGCCGGTACGTTGTGCCACACCAAAGGCCCGGACGCTGGCAAGCCTTTAGTCTTGCAGCCTTTCCAAATTTTCCTGATTTGCGCCATTTATGGCTTTCGGTCAAAAAAAGACTCAAAGCAAAGAATGGTGCGCGATGTGATTGTTTATATCCCCAGGAAGGCTGGCAAATCTACCCTGATTGCGGCTATTGGGCTTTATGAACTGGCCTTTGGGGAATCCGGGGCCGAAGTCTATTGCTTGGCGACAAACCGCGACCAAGCATCCATCGTGTTTACGGCGGCGCAGGGTTTCATTGATGCGATGCCGCCAGATGTGGCTGCGCTGTTCAATCCAAGCAGGAACCGCATCACAAAGCTGGGCGATGCCCAAAGCCGGTTTGAAGCCCTTAGCAGGGACACCAAAAAGACCGGGGACGGCAAAAACCCGTCTTGCGCCATCATTGACGAAGCGGCGCAAATTGTTGATCGCAACAGCATTGAGGTTCTTTTTTCGGGCATGGTGGCGCGTCAAAACCCGTTGCGTATTTACATCACCACCGCCAGTTTTACAAAAGAAACCAAGTTTTACGAGGACATGCAAATGCTGGAAGCAATGCTGTCCGGGGAAGCTGCGGACAACCCAAGATGGTTTGGGTTACTTTTTAGTTTGGATCTTGCCGATGATTGGCGAGACCCGACAACATGGGCAAAAGCAAACCCGATGCATGGGATAAGCGTTTTTGAAGAAGCAATTGCCCAAAGAGCAGAAGAAGCAAAACACAAACCCGCAGCTTTAAATGAGTTTCTATGCAAGACCTTAAATCTTTACGTCAGTGCAAATAGCGCCTGGGTTGATCGGAATTATTGGGATGACTCAAAGTGCAACATCATTACTCAGCGAGAGCCAGAATCGGTTTTTATTGGCTTTGACTTAGCAGCCGTGCGCGACCTTAATGCGGTTTGTACCTTGAAGCGATACGACGAAGCTGATTTTGAAGCCGAATGGAAATTCTTCATGCCCGAGGAAGGGTTTTCCCTAATCCCAAAACATTACGGCGATATTTTTCGTGTGGCGCGGCAATCGGGCATTTTGCACATCACAGAAGGCAACGTAATGGATGACCGCGAGATAAGCGATTACATCATCCAGCAGTCAAACCGATATCATGTGACCGAAATTGGCTATGACGCATACAACGCAGCGTCACTGGTTGCAAGACTGCACGATTCGGGATTGCCGGTCAAAAAGGTGGGTCAAGGCATGGCGGTTCTTAGCAACCCGTCAAAACACGTTGAAAAACTCATCATGCAACACGCGATTAAGCATGATGGCAATCCATTCGTGGGCTGGCAGTTGGGAAACTGCGAGGTTTATATAGATGTGAACGGAAACGTCAAGGTTCGCAAGAATGAAGCAGACAAAAGCGCAAAAGTAGATGGTATTATTGCGCTTATCATTGCGATGCATTGCAGCTTAGATCATCCCGCAATGAGTGGATTTGGTTTCCGCACCTTGTAAGGACGCATCATGAAAATCCCAGGTATCCCCGAAATTTTTCAGCGTAAAGCTGCAAAAGCGGATGAGTCTAATACGCTTTATGGGCAAACGGCGCTTGGGAACAACATCGTTTATCAAGGCGACAATAAGCGCCCAACGGTAAACACCCAGATTCTGTATGTAACCACCAGCAGCACCACAGATGCAGGCAGGCCGGTTGATACAAGCCTGCTATCACGCAACAGCACGGTTATGTCGTGCGTTTCCGTCAAGGCTCGGGCCATTTCTCAGTTGCCAATCAAGATTATGGCGAAGGCCGACGATGGCACATATGTTGATGCCATCTGCTCGGACAAAGTTGGCACAAGAGACAAAGCAAAAGCCAAATCCGTGCTGGCTCTACTGGAAAACCCTAATAACTTCCAAAGCCAATACGAATTTTGGTATCAGTGGATGATGTGGCATGAAATGCTTGGCGAAGCCTTCACCTTGTGGTGGAGGAAAGACCAAGACAGCAACACGCAAACGCCTTTGGAAATGTACATTTTGGACAGCACATTGATTGCTGTCACGATTACGCCTGCGCGATATCCTAGTTACCGACTGTCAACGCCCAGCTACGGATTCAGCAAAGATGAACCGCTGGCAATGCATCAGGTGATGCACGTTAAAGATCAGGCGTGGCAAGGTTCGGCAGGTTTCAACAAAGGCATCCTGGCTGCTGAGTTGGTCGGACTGGATCAAGATATTGATCTTTATGCCAATTACGTCATGCTGAACGGCGCAAAGCCTAGCGGGTTATTTATCACTGAGCAGGTGATCCCCGACAGCAAATATAAAGAAATTGCATCACGCTTGAAAGAAGCATGGTCTAGCATGGTCGGAAGCCAAAAGACCGACAAGAGCAAACCCGGACAAGGAATGCTGCTCGATCAGGGCATGAAATACGAAGCCCTTAAGCCCTTGACGCTGCAAGATACCGATTTGGCAAACCTAAAGCTGCAAACCATGAAGCGGATTTGCGCTGTGTATGGTGTTCCGCCAAGCATGGTTGGCGTGGGGGACAGCAAATACAACAACACGCAAACGATGCTGGACGAGTTCTATAAATCGACGATGTATCCGGTTTTAGTGAACGTCCAACAGAAATTAAAGCAGCAGCTTTTCAACGGCTACCCAAATTTGTATGTGGAATTCGACACCAAAAATTTCCTGAAGGGTGCGCCGCTGGATCAAATGAATTTTGCTCAATCTGGCGTGTCCAATGGCATCATGACAACAAATGAAGCACGGGAATATTTGGGCATGAGTAAAATTGACAACGCCGACCAATTGAAAAGTGACGCAAAACCAGCGGAACCAATTCCTGGCAGCAGCCCGCAAGACACCGGGGGCGGGGGCGGCAATCAGACCCGGAAAATGAACATTGGCAAATAAAATTGTCCATTATTTTCCGAATAGTGGTAGCATCTCTGGCAACATATAAGCCACATGCTGACCCGCCACCTAAACGCGGGAGGCCACCTAAAATAATATACGACATTGATCGATCAAACGTCGTTGAGGTAATACATGACCAAGCAAATGCTGATCCTGTGCGAAGCCAAACTAGCAACCGAGGCCGCACAAAGCGGAAAAGCACCGACCGGAAAGATTGAGGCCCGAGTTACCACCTGGGGCCCGCGTGAAGGCGCAGATGGTCGGCGTTTTTTCTATAAGCCCGAAGGCTTCATGGATTGGGCGAAAGAATTTACATCGTCGGGCAGGCCGCTGCCCATGTTTGTCAACCATTCCGCAGATCAAATTCCGGTTGGCGAATGGACAGAATTTGCGTTTGACGATGAGGGCATGACAGCTACCGGACGGCTGTACATGAACACCACACAGGGCGCAGACCTATATAACGTCATGAGCGAAAGCCCCGCAATGTTTGGCGGCGTTTCGGTTGGCGCATACGCTGAAGAATTTCAGTGGGTCAAAGAAGATGGCGAAGTGTTTCCCGCTGGATCGGGCGATTATTGGGATGAGGGTTATTTTCAAATCACCAAAGGCGGGCTGCGCGAAGTGTCCGTGGTGATGTACCCCAACAATCCAGCAGCCGAAGTGCAAAAGCTGGAATACTTTACAGCCGAGGGGCGAGTAAACCCTCGCACGATGGAAAAGGCTCTGCGTGAGGCAGGGCTTTGCCGAAAGGATGCGACCACCGCATCTTTGTTGTTCGACAAAATTTTGTTGGCGCGTGAGGCCCAGCAAAAGCCTGTCGAAAAACCCCAAATCGTGAGTGAGTCCGATGCGGTGGCCGAAGAAGCAGCAATTCTTGAAGCACTTCAGCAACGCGAATTGATGCAAGCCCTTAATGCACGTTTGAAAGGTTAATCATGTCTGACAAAATCATTGAAAAGCTGGACGCTATCGCAGCATCCAACGAAGCCAAAATTAGCGAAATCACGGCGGCTGCTGAAGCCAAAGTAGATGCCGCAAAAGCGGAACTGACCGAAAAAGTCGCAGCCCTGGAAGCCAAAATTTCCACCCTGCAAGCGCCTGCTTACATTGAGCGCACAAGCCCCAGTGTTCGCAAAGAAGTGAACAAATCGGTTCGTGAGCAACTGAAACAAGTTATTGGCGGCAAATCGCAGTTTGAAAAAGAACTGAAGATTTTTGCCAACGAAGCTGAGATGCAAGCCTATTTGAGCGAGGCATCGGCCCTGACCGGCGGCGGTAATAATCAGGGTGGACGCACCGCGTATGACCCCGTGTTTCGTGCGCTGCGTCTTGCCAACCCGCTGCGCGGCATGTCCCGCACCGTGGCAACTGATGGTTCAAGCTATCAATTCCGCGTCAAGACCGGCAACGCTGGCGCACAGTGGGGCTACGCCATTCAAAACAACGGCGCGGCAACAACCGAGGACACCAGCATTTGGCAAATCGTGCTGAAGGATATCAACGTCCAATTCCCGATCCGCACTGCGGCTCTGGATGACATTGATGGCCTTGAGGCAAACGTTGTCGATGACATGCTGGCCGAATTCGCACAGTCTGAGGCGATTTCGATGATCGCCAATAATGACCAAAGCGGCACTGGCACATCGGTTGCAACCGGTGGCGCTGATGGCCTGCGCGGTCTGGATCAGTACCCTGGCGCAAATGCTACTTACGCGGGCGGCACGTTCAGCGTTTCGGCATTCGGCACTAGCGGCACCGGTTCGACGACCGGTCTGCATAACGTGGCAACTTATGACCAGATTACCACCAACGGCAATACCGTCGGCGCAAATAACATCACATATAACGATGTTATCAATCTGATCTATGCACTGCCGCAGCAGTATTGGACAGAAAACGCCAAGTTCCTGATTAGCCCGATTTTGCTGAACGGCATTCGGAATTTGAAGGACAACAACGGCGCACCGATCTTTAACCGTAACGAAGGTCTGTCGGTTGAGGGTATTGTTGGTCAGTTGCTGGGCTTTGACGTTGTGGTCAACAAGTATTTGGACACGCCATCGCAAACCGCAACGGGGTCGGCTGGCACAACTAGCCTGTATCCGATGTACTTTGCGGATTGGAGCCGGTTCCATACCATTATTGACCGTCTGAACATGGTTATGCGGAGATATGACCAGACGCTCCCAGGATTTATTACATTCTTTGGGGAAAAGCGTTTGGCAACATCTGTGCGCGACCCGTTTGCTGGTGTGCGTTATCGCTCGACCGGCACCGCGACCTAATTGCAGGAAGCCATTGGCGGGGGATTCGTCCCCTGCCTTTTTTCCAAACAATAAACGGACAAATCATGACCATCACCGAAAAAATCCTCAACGGTATTAAGCAGGCAATCACCGAAGGCGGTGAGGCAAAAATTGATTTGCAAGAAGCGTCGGCAATTACCGGCTCGGGTTCGGGTGTTGGCGGTAATGTTGTTTTTGATGATGCTTTCGCAGCATTGCGATATGCAAACCCTTTTCGTTTGGCTGCGCGACAGATTCCTGCCATTGGCTCGGATATGCAATTTGTTGCCAAAACAGGTAACGCAGCAAACAGCACGAATCCTTGGGGCTACACGTTTACGCCTAATAGCGGTTCACCCAACGTAAACACCAGCATTTGGCAATTGCCTGTGCGCGTGTTGGTGGCTCAATTGCCGATCCGCACAGCAGTGCTGTCGGACGTTAATAACCTTGAGCCAACGATTGCCGAAGATTTGATGCTAGAGTTTTCGGCTCTTGAGGCCACTTCAATGGCAATCAATAACGATCAAGCTGGAAGCACTACAACAAGCACGGGTGGCACAAATGGCCTGCGGGGCTTGGATATGTACGCCAGCGGCGCGGCAAGCGCATTTGGAACCAGCGGCACTGCAATTACAAACGGCATCCACACGCTTGCAACGGTGTCGCTTGGCGGGTCGGCTGTGACCTACAACAAGGTTGTGGACATGGTAAACGCGCTGCCTCCGCAATATTGGATGCTGCCGGGGACAATGTGGCACATGACCCCGACGATGATTCAAACGCTGCGCCAACTAAAAGACAACCAAGGTTTGCCGCTGTTTCTTGAGATTGGCGAAAAAGATGGTTGCGCTTTGGGGCATGTGTTTGGGTTCCCGGTCATTGCCAATCCTTACCTGACAGCCACTTTCCCGATGTATTTGGCTAACTGGCCGCGATTCCTGACCATTGGTGACACTGAGCAGATGACCATTAAGGCATTTGAGCAAACACAGCCTGGGTTTATTACGATGTTTGCCGAAAAGCGCATGGTGTCATCTGTGCGCGATCCGTTTGCCGGTGTTCGTATGTCTGCCGCCTAACAGGGGCCAACATGCCAAATGAACAAGTCGGGTATCTAAATTACGGTGCGCCGACACGCAATCCGTTCAATTACGAAAAGGTTGAGCAAATCGGGCGCGACATTGCGACCCAATGGCTTGACACGGAAAGCATCGCGCAGCAGTTAAATCTGTTTGAGGATCAATCGCAAGACGGCTACCTTGAGTCGCTGGAATTGGCGGTGCGGCAGGCCATCGAGGATTTTCTTGGCATGTCGATTTTCCCGACGCAATATCGCGTCTGGTATAACGCATCGTCGCTTTACGGTACGCCATTGACGTTAGACTTGCCTGAAGTCTCGCAGAATCAAAGCCCGTCGCTGTCAGGCGTACAAATCAACGCAGTGAAGTATTGGACGCAGGCCACCCCGCCTGTGCTGGTTACCGTTGCTTCTAACCAGTACTACTACGACAACAGTGGCAACAAAGTTGTGCTGCAAAGCCTGCCCAGCAATCTAAATTCCGCAATGACAAGCCCAGTTTATTGCGAATACACCACAGCGGCAAACCCGTTGGCGCAATATCCGGTAATCAAACAAGCTGGCCTGTTGTTGTTTGTGCATCTGTACAACAATCGCAGCAACACCACAGAAATTGCAATGAAAGAAATTCCGTATGGTGTTTCAACTTTGCTGCGCCCATATAAACCGCTGGTGATGTAATGTCGATTCGTCGATATGAAAATATCTCGATCAATAACTTGACTTTTTCGCAGTCAAGTTTTGGTCAACAAACCACAGCCCAAACGTTGTGGTTTAACACGCGGGCCGAAGTTTCTGAGGTTGCAAACAGTTTAAAGATCAGCGAAAAATACAGGGTGTATCAAGACTTGGTAAATCTCACCATCAGATACACCCCAAACGCAAAAGAAATTGTCGATAACCAAAACCTTTATTCGGTTACATGGCGCAACCATACTTGGCGCATCACTGATGCCCGTGAGTCGAATGATCGAATGAGTGTTAAATTGCTTTGCTACCGGACAGACCCTGTAACGGCGGTATAAATGGCTCAAACAAACCCGTTCGCGCTAGGACAAGCGATCCAATATCAATTGGCATCCATTGTCACGCCTGTGCCGGTTTACGCAGCCTTTAACCGCAATTTTGCTACGCAGTCCCAGTTCATTGTTTGGATGTTGCGGAACGTGCATCAGCCGGTCTACACGGGCCAATTGCAAAATAACAAAGGTATCGACACGCCAGTTTTCCAAATTTCGGTGTACACGCAAAACATCGAAAATGGGTTTACGATTTCAAATCAGATTTTGCAAGCCTTGCATGGTTACAGTGGCATGTTTGGTAACCCAGCAACAAATGGGTTTTTCTTGGCAAAAGCTGATGTGACATGGCTTTACAACACATACGACAATGACGAAAATCTAGCCCATGTGGTGATGGATTGCATGTTGTATATCCCAAACTGACAAGATACTAATATCTTCAACCCTGTTTAAAGGAAAGCAAAATGGCTCTTATCAATAAAGTGATGCCCGGTTATGTGGCAACCCTGTGGATGCAAGACGAGGTGTCGCCCGTTGCCTTGACAGATGCACAACTGTCTACTTGGACGGCGCAAGTCGCAAACATAATTGGCTCATCTGCTGGAGGTACTGGCACAAGCACCACCTGCCTGTTGATTCCCGTTGAGAACATTCCCCCATTCGGTGCCGATGATGCAATGGCTGCTTACGCGGTTGCTGGTGCCCGGACAGGCGCGAAGATCACGACACAGAATCAGGTCACAAGCATGACCATCACCGCAGCCTGGAACAGCGCAGACCCTGCCCTGTTGCTGATTCGCGGTGACGGCTACAGCGGGTCGGTTATCCGCACCTATGTGGTCGCTGTGTATGACGGCACCAACACCGTGGCTTACGCCTTTAACGCTCGCGTGGGCGGCATGACCTGGGATTTGAACACCGCAGCGGAAAGCAAGTTCAACTTTACTTTGCACCCTGTTGGCGGCAACAGTTACGGCTGGTCAACCAACACCTAATGGTGGGATGCCTTGCCCTACGGGGCGGGGCATTACAAGACATGATCCAACACGATATAAAGACCAGCGATGACCTGCTGGCATTCTTGGCTGCTCAGGCCGAGAAAGACGGCAAGCAATGGTTCGGTTATTTGCAACAGCGCATGACCGGCGTTAGCCTTTGCCATCAAATTGCGGCGCGTCATGCCGACACAATGACCCCTGCCGAAGTTGTCAATTACGTCAAAGAATTGAACAACGAAATTTTTCACCGCATCATCAAGCCGGGGGTTTAAATGGGCGGCGTTGTCATCAAGCTGGAAGGCATTGGCGATGTTGACAAAGCACTGAGGCAATTAGAGGCTGATTTTGGGCAGAAGGAAAGCGCAAAACGGGTGCTTGTGCCAGCGGTGCGCGAGGCGTTAAAGCCGGTGCTATCGGCAGCAATACAGAATGCTCCCAAGGACACAATGGGGCTTGCATTGTCGTTGCAAATTGAGGCAAGAAGGCCAACGGCAAAAGATCGGCGCAGCAAATACATTACCCAAACCGATACGGTTATCGGAGCCGTAACCACAGCGTCAGGTAAAAAACTGGCGCGAATGAGCGAAGGCAAGGGGCTTATTGCGGCAAGGAAACGATTAAAGAAAATGGGATTTGATAATGCAGAATCTTTTGCAGGAATTAAATCTGATGCACGGGCAATCGCTCAAGAGTTCGGAACCGCAAAACATGGCGCACAGCCTTATTTAAGGCCAGCATTGGAGGCAAATGCACAAAGCACAGTGACACGATTGGCAGACATTTTAAAACGGCGTATTGCCGAATTCCGAGCTAAACAATCAGGATAAGACATGACAAAACTTTCAAATCTTCTTGGCGAAAAATACCAAGCCAAACGCGCAAATATTTTTATCCGTTCCTTTGAACTGGGCGGGCACACATTCAAAGTTCGCATTCCGTTTGTTGCGGAATCGGACGCGATCTATAAAAAAATCAGCGATCCCGACGAACAACACATCGAGCGCATCTACAAACAATTGTCGGAGCCTTTGCTTGTGCTAAAAGATCAAGCAACAGCAGATTCGGAAATTCAGTATCAAGAAAACGATATTGTGGTTAAAGGCCGATCCATGAGGGAAGCGGCAAAAAATAAAGCGATCACGGAAAATCGAGTTGTGGAATATATCAAGCTGTTGGTTCCTGAACAGCCTGACATAAAACTTGATGATTTGACATACGAAGAAGTGGAATCAGAATGGCCGTGGACTGTGCAAGTTGCTTTGATTGAAAAGATCACCGAGGCAATCAGCCCAAGTTACAAGGAAACGCGGGGAAACTGATTAGCTCATTGAGGACGCAGGTTGAATGCGCGATGATCTTCAATGGGCACACACACGACAGCCTAGCGCAGTTGGACGAAATGACGATGGCCCAAATCCAAGTAATGTATTCGGATGGGGTGCTGGGCAATCAAGGGGTGATAACAGTTTTAGGGCAATTAACGGCGGGTGTGTTTAATTACATGCGTGCGCCAAACACACCGGATTTTAAGCTAGCCAAGATTTTGTCATCCGCTTATGATTACATTGTGCCGCCACTGACTCCAGAGCAGCAAAAAGAAGCCACCAATAACGCTTTGAAAACGTACATGACGGCTGCGCCCGGATTTCGGCAAGACAGGTTTAAAACATGACAAACTTTATTGGTCGATTGGGCGTTACGCTGGGGCTTGACAGCGCGGAATTTACACGCGGTATTGAAGGTGCAAAACGCGGGCTGCAATCAATTGGGCAGTTTGCCCAGCAATATGGAGCAATTGCAGCGACTACATTTGCAGGGGCAAGTCTCGCGGCGGCAAGATACGCTGATGAAATTGTAGATGTTGCAAAAGCAAATGACGTAGCGGTTTCGTCAATTATTCAATTGCGCGATGCGCTGTCTAAAAGCGGCGGCGAGGCAGGTAACGCATCAAAGTTTCTGTCCAGTTTTACCCAGTACATTGACAAAGCTGCGGAAGGTTCTTTTGAGGCGCAAAAAACGCTAAAGGGCTTGGGCGTTTCCCTGCAAGACCTAAAGACACTTAGCATTGATGAGTTGTTCAGGAAAACAGCAATCGGCCTTGCTGGAATGGATGACGCGCTGACCCGCAGCGCAAAAGGCATGGAGGTTTTTGGTAAATCCTTTAAAGGAGTTGATGCCCAAGGATTTGGCGAAGAAATTAACAAATTAACAACAATTACGAAACAGCATGAAGACGGAATAAAAGCGGCGGCAGATGCTTATGACAATCTTGCGGAAATGAGCCGCAGGGCATCAGAAAAGATGGCGTCAACTGTTGGCCCAACAATGAAGTTTTTGACTGATGAAATAAAAAAACTTTTTTTAGAAGGTAAAAAATTTGAAGATTCCGATTTGTGGAAAATGATTTTTCCGCAAATTAGATATGGCGCTGGAAATAAACAAACACCTAAACCCGAAAGCAATGAACCAACACCGGCTGATGTGGCTGGCGTTGCAAATGCTGGAGCGCCGGTTATACAAAGACGGCCAGTTAAGGCTGGAGTTGATAAAGAAGCAGAAGAAGCTGCCAAAAAAGAATTGGCAATAAGATTACGAGTAATGCAGTTAAGGGAGCAAGACCGAGAGCGCATAAACAAAGAAAATCAAGAGCTATTTGATTATCAAAGAAAAAACCGCGAAGCAGAAGAAGAAGCAGAAAACAAAAGGCAGCAACGAATCGTAGATGCTCAATTTGATCGACAGAATCAAAGGGAAGAAGATGCGCGGGCATTTGCCCAGCAAGACGATCAAAGACAGCAAGCGCAATTGTTTTATGCTCGACAAGCAAGAGCAGATGAGGAAACTGCAAAACGTCAATTAACTATTTTTGATTTGCAAAAACAAGCACTGTTAATGAAAGACAGGGATGTAAAACTTGCCGAAGAAGTTCTGCAATTGCAATTTAAATATGCTGATAAAGTAAAAGAGATAAACGAAAATCAAGCATTGACAGACAAACAAAAAAAAGATGCATTGTGGCGGCAAAAACAAGTTACGGAAGCTGAATTTGCTGTCGCAAGGGAGCGTCATAAATTCCTAGTGGAAATGGAATCGGAAGATATGGGGACAATTGGTTTCTTTGCGGCTGCAATACAACAAGCGCAAAACGCAAGAACTGCATTCCAATATGGTGGAGATGCTTTTCGATCAATGGTCGGCAGTATGGATGCGGCTTTAACTAAATTTGTTCAAACGGGCAAATTGAGTTTTAAAGATTTGACCCGGAGCATTATTCAAGATTTGATCTTGATTCAAATGCGAGCGCAAGCAAGTGCTTTGTTTTCGCGTTTAGTCGGTGGGTTAATTGGTAATGTAGGCTCAGGTGGTTTTATTGGCCCCGGTTTAGCACAAAACGCATTGCCAGCAGACTTTAACCAATATCTAGCAAATCCAAATGCTGGCGTCATCCCAATGATGGCAAACGGTGGCCCAGTATTAGGGAACAGTCCGTATATTGTTGGTGAGCGCGGCCCGGAGTTGTTTGTGCCGCAAAGAAGCGGCATGATCGTTCCCACAAATCAATTGGCAAACGCAATGGGTGGGCAAACGATCAATTACAACGGCCCATATATCCAGCAGATGAGCGCAATTGACACGCAGTCAGGGATGCAGTTTTTGGCGCAAAATAAGCAAGCGGTTTGGGCGGCAAATCAAAGCGCCCAGCGGTCTTTACCAATGAGCCGATAACATGAGCCTACAAACCATTTTGTCGATCTGCGAAGCTGTGGGCATTAATGACCAACGCTTTGTCGGTCAGACGTTGAGCCGCAATCAAAAGCTGGTCACATCGGAAATTCTAACGGTGGTTCCATTTCAGTTTGAAATGCGCCCGATGAATTACCTGCGATATTCTGAAAGCCGGTCAATACTCAACAGCCTGCGAATTCCCGACAAATCATTGCAGCAATATTTGAATTTTGGGCAGACCGGCTGGCTCAATTACGTCAAGTATCAAGGGCAAATGACAAGCACCCAGATTGGGAATTGTCTGTGGCAAGTGTCAAGCGCAAACAAGGTATTGGTGCTGGGGTCTTTGCCCGCATTAGCATCTACCGATTATTTGTTTCGCATTGGCGATTTTGTGCAAGTGGGTTTATATTCTTACATCGTAACCGCTGATGTGCAGCGAGGCGGCGGCAGCACAGTCAATGTGCCAGTTCATCGCAATCTGCTTGTGACATTGACAAGCACGGTTCCATGCGTTGCTGGCGAATTCGGCACGACGGTTGCAATGGGTGGCACAACATACACAGGCGTTACGTTTCCTGTGGTGTTGAGGGAATACCCAACTTATAGTCTTGTGCCAACTGCCAATGATTCTTTTATCAATTGGTCGGGGCCATTCGTGGCAATGGAGCAGGTGCTGTGAACGTAATCACGCCAGTTGAGGGTACAAGCAATATCCGTATTGCTGATTTCCTGCGAATCACAACCACAAGCGGAACCTATTTGATGACCACTGCGCCATCAAATATGACCATTGCAGCAGTTGACGCAAGCCCTTTTCAATCGGTCGGGACACTCTTGGCAATCGGGCAGGTGCAGCGCGACATTAAATCCACTGCCAACGACACCACCGTTTCGCTGTCGGGCATCGACACATCTATGCTTGGTTTTGTCCTGGGCCAAAACGTCAAAGGCTCACCGATCCAGCTTTGGCATGGGTTTTTTGACACCAATGGCGCATTGATTACAACGGGCGGCACGGGCGGTTTGTATCAGTATTTCAACGGCATCATTACATCGTTCTCCATTGGCGAGCAATGGATGGATGAGGCGCGTATGTACGTTGGAACAATCAGCGTATCGGCATCGTCAATTCAGTTGATTTTGCAAAACAGAATTGCAGGCAGATACACAAACAACAGTTCCTGGCAGTTCTACAACAGCGGCGACACAAGCATGATTCGTGTTCCGTTCATTGAAACGATTAACTATCAGTTCGGCAAAGATGCGGCCCCAAATTCGTAAAGCATCACCATTTGATGTGCCGCAGATTTTGGACAAGCTGCGGGATTACCGTTCGCACATGCCTTACGGATTCCTAGCTGATGCTGATGATGCGGAACACGTTAAAACGATGCTGGCGCATCTGATGGCGGGCCAGGGTGTGGTGATAGTGGCAGAGCAAGACGAGCGCCTTGTGGGCGTTTTAATCGCGGCCGTGATGCCATCTGTTTGGTCGCCTAAGCATTTGATGCTGACTGAATTTGCGTATTGGGTGGATCAAGAAGCCAGAGGCGGCACAACAGGCTACCGATTGTTGCGTGAGTATTTAAACGAAGCGGTTAAGATGAAGGAAGCGGGCCGCATTGCCAATTGTTTTATCAGCAAAATGGTAAGCAGCCCGAATCTTAAATATGAAAAATTCGGCTTTAAAAAACTTGAAGAATTTTGGGTGATGTAATGCCGGGATCAATAATTGCCAGTTATTTGGTAAGCTCAGGGGTTATTGCTGCTGGTTTTGCTGCAACCGCGACAGCGTTTGCCATCAACATGGTTGCATCGTCAATCATCAGCAAAGCATTTGCGCCGAAGGGATTTGGAACCAATGACGCAACGCCAAACCCTGGAAGCCCGACACAAGTACCCCCAGCGGGCAGCAACAAGGTTCCCATTGTGTACGGCACGGCTTATGTCGGCGGCATCGTCACCGACCTGAGCATCACCAGCAATAACCAAAAATTGTTTTACGTCATGACGCTATGCGAAGTGACAAACACAGAGCCAGGACAAACCCCAGACACAATTAATTTTGGATTCGTGTATTGGGGCGGCAAACGGTGCATCTTTGATGGGGTCGATCAATATAAAGTAATCGGGCTGCTGGATGAATCCACCGGAGTGACTGATTACGCGGTGTCGGGCAGGCTCAATATTTATTTGTTCCGCAATGGCTCATCGTCAGGCGTGAACACAGCACAAACCGCCATTCAAATTATGAGCAATGGCGATCTGGTTTATCAGTGGGATGCATCAAAGCTGATGACAAATGCGGCGTTTGCCATCATTGAGATGACATACAGCCAAACGGCTAATCTAACCAGCTTGCAAGCTACTCGATTCCAAGTCACCAACAGTAGAACAAACCCTGGCGATTGCATTGCTGATTATTTGCAATCCACAAGATACGGTGCGGCATTGTCAACGTCACAAATTGATTACACCAGTTTAACGGCATTAAATGTTTATAGCGTCACACCTGTAGCCTACACAACATTTACGGGCGGGTCAGCATTCCAGCCGCGATTTAAATTTGATGGAGTGCTGACCACTGATGTGGCAGTGATGGACAACATCCAAGCAATGGCATCATGCGCTGATTGCTTGATCCGATACAACGAAATCACAGCCAAGTGGGGCGTGATTGTTCAATCATCCACTTACACGGTGGCGATGGCTATTGACGATTCCCGCATGGTGTCGGCAATTCAAATTTCGCCAATTGATTTGTCCTCAAGCTACAACATCATTGAGGTCAAATTTCCAGACGGCAATAATCAAGATTCGTTCAACACAGCTTTGTACGATTTGGCAGAGATTAATCCGTCTTTGCTTTATGCCAACGAACCCGTAAATAAGCAAACCGTCAATTTAAATCTAATTAACAACAACGTCCGAGCGCAGGTTATTGCTAATCGTTTGTTGGAGGCGGCGCGGGAAGATTTGCAGATCAAGGTCGACATCAATTATTCTGGCTTGCAATTAGAAGCTGGCGATATTGTTACCGTAACAAATGCAAATTACGGCTGGGTTGCAAAACTGTTTAGGGTTTCTCAAGTTGTTGAGCAATTTGATGCTGATGGATCAATCACTGCCAATTTGACTTTAATGGAGTTTAATGCGGCGGTGTTTGATGATGCAAACGTCACGCAATTTACGCCTGCACCAAATACCGGCATTGGCTCGCCATTAGGATTTGGCAGTGTCCCTGCGCCGACCATTACAAACATTTTGCCAAGCGCGGCGGTTCCGTCTTTTGGTGTTGCGGTTACAGCGTCATCAAACGGGATCGCTCAATATGCAGAAGTGTATTATTCGGCGTTTGCAAGCCCCACAGACGCACAGCGCATCTTTGCAGGGACAACGGCTGTAAACCCTGGCGGCAACCCGTACAACCCAGGTTCAAGCATGGGCGTGGTCACGTTGACGGAAATACCGCAAGGAGATTGGTATTTCTTCACGCGCATGGTAAATGCTTTGGGTAGCAGTGCGTTTAGTACGGCATCCAGTGTGCTGGTGTGGCGACCACTGACGTTTCAATATGTCAATCGTTATATTGCGGTGGCGTATGCCGACAACGCAACGGGCACAGTTGGCTTTAGCACAAACCCAAGGAACAAGGCTTATTTCGGCCTGTTCAACAACACCACAGCAAATCCTCCGGGCGGCGGCGCGAGCGCGTACACATGGTATCAAGCCAGCAGCAATTTCGGCACGACAAATTACTTGCTGTTTTCCAATCGACAAAATCGCAAGTTTAGTTTTGATATTGGTGGCGCAGCACAGTCTAATCAGACCGGCACATTTGTTCCGACTGACACGGCGAAATTTGATACATCGTTGTGGTCTGGTTTGCCCGATGGGAACAATTACATAGACTTAGATGCAAGGACGGGTCAGCTTACGCGAGTGGGTACAACAGCCGTGAGCAGCGCAGACGGGTTGTTGAACATCACGAACAACACGAACGGCTCGATGGTTGTATCGTTGGAGCGATTCCTAAATTTTGGTTCGGGTGTTTACAGCAAGACTTTCAACGCGGCCACATTGACGATTGACGTTTATGGTCGAGTAGTCGGTTTCACTCAGCCCGATGCGTTTTATTTCACAGAAAACATTTTCACAGCAACAGGCGGGCAAACAAGTTTTGCGGTGACGCACGTTGTCGGCAATGTTTTGGTCTACCGCAACGGGGTTTTGCTCAGCACTAGTGAATACACAGAAACCACAACAACGGTGGTCATGAACAACGCCTGCGCGGCGGGCGAAACCGTAGTTGTCCTCAACATGCGGGCAGTCAGCACTGATGCGTTTTATGAGCCGTTACAAACGGCGGTCAATACGGTCGGAAGCAATACGGTTGTTTACACCGATGCGCCTTATCAGTTGCTTGAAGCGGGCAACGTCATCACATTTGCCAACACGGGTTCGCCGACACAATACACGGTTTCGACCGTCAACACATCAACCAAGACAATTACATTCACAACCACTTTGGCGGGCGTGACCGCTGGATTGCCGATCTATCGCTATCGAGCAGCAGGGAGCGCGTATCGCCCATTTAGTCGAATTGAGGTTGACGTTACTGCGATTTCAACGTACACGCCGACAGAAATTACAATTCAAAACGGGTTTGAATTGCTGTTCATCAATGGCGCATCGCTCAATGAAATTGATTATGATTTGACCCCGCCAGCACTTGGCGGTTTTCCTGGGGCTTTGACGGGCCGATTTGTCATCATTCAAATGGCAGCAAACAATCTCGGAGTCCCAGCTTCCAACATCACCAACACGGTGGCGTATTCCACAAGCGGGGCGCTGTCTTATGTGTTCCCAAACAATCCATTGTCGATGCAACTGTACGCAAACGGCGCATTGTTTGCAAAGGGCAGTTCTTACGATTACACTGCCACTACTGCGGGATATAACCTGACAAGCGCCATCAACAACAATTTCACCCTGCTGAATCAGCAGACCTTTGCCCGAGATGGTGCAGCGTAAGGACAACCCATGACACAAGCATATAACCTTTCCCAGCTTGCCAACAACCTAAATACATCAGGCCAGCTTGATGCTACGGACGGTTTGGTAAACGCTGTTCCAATTGCCAACGGTGGCACAGGCGCATCGAACCAAGCAACGGCAAGATCAAATCTTGATGTGCCATCTACATCTGGCAGTGGTGCTACAGGGAATTGGGGAATTAAATCCAACGGCATTCAAACAACTAATTTCACCGTTGAAGAATCAGGCGGTAAATTAATTTTCAAATACAACGCAACAACTATCGCGTCGATGAATTCATCTGGCGTATTTACTGCGCTCAGCGATATTGCTGGCGGCGGCACACCATAAGGGGAAATCATGCCAACCACTCTTAGAAACCTAGACATTCTTTTTAATGACGGCACAACGCAAAGTACGGCTGCAAGTGGAGCAATTCCAAATAGACAAATTTTTACGTCTCCTGGAACATTTACAGTGCCTGCTGGCATAACAAAAGTTATGGTGTATGTGTTCGGTGGAGGCGGTGGGGGCGGGACAGCGCAATACGCTAGCACCGGATCGGCAGGCGGGTTTTGTCAAGCGTTTGTGACGGGGCTTACACCGGGAGCCGCTATAACTGTAACAGTAGGCTCTGGGGGCAACGGAGCAGCAGCACCGAATGCGGGCGCAACCGGGGGTACATCGTCGTTTGGATCGTTTGCTTCTGCTACCGGGGGAAGTGGTAGTGGTGTAGTAGGATCGGGGTCTGTTTCTGGAGCGGCTGTTATTACGCGAAGCATTAACCCATTCAGACCTAGTGTTGCAGTAGATCAAGGCGGGGCAACAGGGTCAACAGCTTCAGTTAACGATTATCAAGGCTTAGGTGGCGGGGCGGGGTATAGTGGCGGCGGCGGTGGTGGTGGCGGGTCTGGCGCATACGGGTCTACGTCAGGCGGCGCAGGGGGCGTGGCTTACGGCGGCGGCAATGCTGGATCGGCGGGCGGTACAGGTAGTGGCGGGGCTGGCGCAACCGGCGGCGCTGGTGGTAGCCCAGGAGGTAGCGGCGGGGCAGGTACGGGAGCGCCATATTACGGCGGCGGCGGCGGCGGCGGTGGTGGCGGCGGTGTTATTGTTGAATGGTGAGGCTAAATATGAAAAAAGCTTTGATTGATCCAAACGCACAAGTTGCTCAAATTACAGAATGGGTTGTAAACCCGTTAACTGATAAATATAGCCCTGTATTTACTGAGATACCAAACTCGGATCGCGTGGCAGAGGTTGCAAACGATTCGTTTCCGATTGCGTTGCCGCTGTTTTGGGTAGACTGCGCTGATGATGTTGTGGCTGATGTATGGTATTTTGATAACAGCGATTTAATCATTAAGCTAATCCCTCCAGCCCCGCCTATCCCAGCGCCTACTGCCGAGCAAAACAGTGCTAAGGCTATGCAGTTATTGGCCGAGACTGATTGGGTGAATGAGCCTGACGTGATAAACCCAAGCGCAAATCCGCATCTGCTGAACCAAGCGGATTTTATCGTTTATCGGGCGGCACTGCGAGATATTGCTGTAAACCCACAGCCGGGCAATCTAGTTTGGCCCACAAAACCGCAAGAGCAGTGGTCATAAAAACGTAGACACAATAAACGATCAGCCTGATAATCTAGAGACAAGACACGATCCGTTCCGCTGAGAGCAATCGGCGGCGCGTCAACACCCGAGGATTGGGGAAGCAATGGCTGTCTTTAACAAAAATTCGCTCACGCAGGTGTCGGGCTTTGATAACCCGATCATTGCTGGTGAGCTTGTTTGGCAACAGCGTACATTCTGGAATCTTGCGCTTACCGGCGAAGACAATGTAACGCCTGTCAACCTAACCGGCGCAACGATTGACGCACAAATCGTTCGGCGCACACTTTCAAACGTCAAGGACACCCGCTATGGGTTGTCGTTCGACATTGGCAACTACACGCCAACCCCAACGCCGATCAACCTGAGCATAGCCAATCGCAACGATGCGCTTGGACAGTTCACGTTGCTGATAGACGATTCGTCGTGGGGCTTGATTAGCAGCGATGTGTCGCTAGCGATCAACGATGTGAACGGCGCAGGATTTTCGGGGCGAATCAAAATCAGTTTCCCGGCAGTTGGATCATCGCCCGCCGAGGACAACATCATTTTCTTGTTCTTCATCGTTCGGTCAGACGCAATCGTAAAAGTGTAAGGGGCAAGCATGGCGAACATAACCGTTCAAGCCGTCCCTAGCAACACGACAGTCAATGTTCTGGACGGGAACAACATCACCGCTGCAATTCAAAGCGGTTCAGAAATCAACGTACAAGTCACGCCACAGGCGCGGCAGGTGGTCAATGTAAGCCGTGGCGTGTCCGGTGCTGCTGGGCCACCGGGGCCAAACACGATAGGCGGGTATCCGATCAGCATCACAAGCGCAGCGAATTACGATGCGCTGATGTTCGTAAGCAATCAATGGGTCAACGTGCCGCAAACCGAAATCGCTGACGGCGGTAATTTCTAAAGGGGTAAATCATGGCTAACACCATCCGCATTAAACGCAGGGCTAACGGCGGTGGCGCTGGTGCGCCGACCACTCTTGCCAACGCCGAGATGGCGTTTAACGAACAGACCAATATCCTGTACTATGGCACGGGCACAGGCGGTAGCGGCGGGTCGGCTACGTCAATCATCCCGATTGCTGGCAATGGCGCATTCGTAGACGTAAGCACCAATCAAACGATTGGCGGCACAAAGACGTTCAGCAGCGCGATTGCGGCTGACATTACCGGCAACGCTGCAACAGCCACCAACGCAACAACCGCAACTACGGCAACGCAGGCCAATCAACTGACGACAGCCCGCACCATTAGCGTCAGTTCAGATGCTACGGGTTCGGCAAGCTTTGACGGGTCTGCAAACGCTGACATTGCGCTGACGCTGGCAACGGTGAACAGCAACGTAGGCGCATTCACCAAGATCACGGTAAATGCCAAAGGTCTTGCCACAGCAGCAAGCCAAGCAAGCCTGACCGACTTGGCTGCGCCAACGGCAAATTTCAGCATGAACAATTTCACGCTGAGCAACTTGCCTGAGCCGGTCAACCCGCAAGACGCTGCGACAAAAAACTACGTTGACGGCATCGCACAAGGCTTGCACGTTCACGCATCGTGCGAAGCCGGTACAACCGCATCCCTGGCAAGCATCACAGGCGGCACAGTCACCTACAACAACGGCACAGCAGGCGTTGGCGCTACGTTGACTTTGAGCAACCCGTTAACCGTGCTTGATGGCGTGACGCTAAGCAATGGTTTTCGAATTCTGGTTAAGAACGAAGCCAACCTTGCCAACAACGGCATTTATGTTTACACCAGTTCAACTGTTCTGACCCGTGCTAGCGATTTCGACACCGCAGCAGAAATTGCTGGTGGCGACTTTACTTTTGTTTCTGCTGGCACGGTGCTGGACAACACGGGTTGGGTTCAGACAGAGCCGGTAAACGTCATTGGCACAGACCCAATTGAGTTTGTGCAGTTCAGCGGTGCTGGCACATACACCGCAGGCACGGGTCTGACGCTGACCGGTAATCAGTTCAGCATCACAAACACGGCGGTTACGGCAGCAACGTATGGCAACGTTAACGGCACTCAAACCGTAGTGTTTACGGTCAACGCACAAGGCCAACTGACCGCAGCAGCAACTTACGATATCAACGTAGACGGCGGCACATACTGACGCATCATCCCGGCTCAATAGCCAAGAAGGGAAAGGCATATGCCAAACAAAATTCAGGTTAAGCGATCATCTGTTCTTGGCAAAGTGCCGACAACATCCGATCTCGATTTAGGTGAGTTTGCGGTTAACACAACTGACGGCAAGCTGTTTATAAAAAAAGATGTTGGCGGCAGTCAAAGCATTGTGCAAATCGGGGCTACCGGCCCGACAGGCCCGACCGGGGCGGGCGGCGCTTTAGGTTATTGGGGTTCGTTTTGGTCAACAGCAGACCAAACAGCAGCAGCGGCAAATACGGCATACGCTGTCACGTTAAATAATGCTGACGCGGCAAACAGCGGTGTTTCTATTGCTTCTGGTTCGCGATTGACATTCCAATATGTCGGCGTTTACAGCATCACGTTTTCGATTCAATTCACCAATACAAGCAATCAAGTTGGGTCAACGCAAGTTTGGCTGAAGAAAAACGGTAGCAATTTAGCCGACAGCAATTCGCATTTTGACGTTCAAGACAAACAAAGCGGTTCCATTCGCAGTGAAGTTTTCACGGTCAATTATGTTTTGAATGTTGCCGCAAACGATTACATCGAAATTTTCTGGCAAACAAATAACACAAGCGTTTCGCTAGAAGCAATACCGGCAAGCGGCAATTATCCGGTTACACCGAGCGTCATCCTGACGGCAACGCAGGTGATGTATACCCAGCTTGGCCCAACAGGCGCGCCCGGCCCTACAGGTAGTCCCGGCCCGACCGGGCCAACAGGCCCAACAGGAAACACTGGAGCGCCGGGGCCAACAGGAGCACCCGGCCCCGTTGGAGCAACAGGCGCACCCGGCCCTGCTGGCCCAACCGGCCCCACAGGGCCAACAGGAGCCACAGGATCGCCCGGCCCAACTGGCGCACCCGGCCCAACCGGAACAGCCGCAACCATAGCGGTTGGC